TAGGCACCTGCCTCAAGGGGACGGGTACAGCCACGCAGTGTACCTCGTAGCTTACATAGGTTCAGACGTAGCGTGGGAACTTAATCTGTACGACGATATTGCTGATGCTATGGCAGAGGCAGCTAATGAAGAGGGTGTACCACTCAAGTGGGGTGCAGCTTGGTCTGTAGGTGACATCACTGGCTATGTTGGCACTATGGAGGAAGCTATGATGGAGTACGTAGATCTTCGTCGTAGTCAAGGCCGTAGACCCTTCATTGACGGTCCACACTTTGAGTTAATGTAGATATGGCTAAAGACCCAAGACTAACTCGTGCTGGTGTATCTGGCTTCAACAAGCCTAAGCGTACACCGGGACACCCGAAGAAGTCACACGTAGTTGTCGCTAAAGAGGGTGACAAGGTTAAGACTATCCGCTTTGGTGAGCAGGGCGCTAAGACAGCGGGTAATCCTAAAGCAGGTGAGTCTGAAGCTATGAAGAAGAAACGTGCTAGCTTCAAGGCCCGTCACGGTAAGAACATCTCTAAGGGCAAGATGAGTGCAGCTTACTGGGCAGACAAAGAGAAGTGGTAGTGTGACATGGAGAGTAAAGCTACTTTAGGCGTTCTGATGGCTGCTCTTTTGGCCTTATTGGGTTGGAATATATCTACTACACATGAACTGACCCTACAGGTACAGAAACTAGAGATTATCTTATTGAACGATGCGTTCACTAGATGAATATGGAGAGCCTATATAATGGCTAAGAAGTCTACAGTTAATGCAGCAGGTAACTACACTAAGCCTACCATGCGTAAGAACCTTGTAGCAAAAGTAATGGCTGGCAGTAAGGGCGGTAAGCCGGGTCAGTGGTCTGCACGTAAAGCTCAGATGGTAGCCAAGCAATACAAAGCTAAAGGTGGAGGCTACAAGTAATGGCTACTAAAGTGAAGTTTAACTACGTAGAGAGCAATTATTAATATGGCTAATACAAAATCAGGATATGCTCGTACAAAGCGGATGTCTCCACTCAAACTTGAGATTGAACGGAGCCAGAAGCTGCAAGGTCCGAAGCGCCCACCCCCACCTCCTTCTAAGGATAGTCACAAGCTACGTGATTCCAAAGGTAACGTTATCAGAGCACTAGCTGGCGCTTCAGTACCCCCTGCAAGGCTAATTAAAAAGACTAAGCTATGAAGGCTCCTCAGAAGTCACTCAAGAAGTGGGGCGATGAGAAGTGGGGAACCAAGTCAGGTAAGCCCTCTACGCAAGGCAAGAAGGCTACAGGTGAGCGTTACCTCCCTAAGAAAGCTAGAGACGCTCTCAGCCCTGCAGAATACGCTGCTACGAGCAAAGCTAAACGCAAGGGTACTGCTGCAGGCAAACAGCACGTAGCACAGCCTAAGAAGATCGCTAAGAAGACAGCTAAGTATAGGACAAAGAAAACATGATGGTAGGTATGAGTTTAATGCTAGGGGAGCCACCAGAGGTAGACCCTAAGAACCGTGACCGTGCAGAGACCTACTGGATGTATGGTGCTTCTGCAGAGGAACTAGGTAAGGCTTGGGATAAGCCTGCTGACATGGCTGCACTTAAGACGTGCGGTAACTGTGAATACTTTGATAATCGTATGAAAACACTTAAAGCTCTGAAAATTGAGTCAGGTACAGGTGCTTGTACTAAGTTTAAGTTTGTATGTAGCCAAGAAAAGTCCTGCCAAGGCTGGGACTCCCAAGATAAAAACATGATGGAAGAGGATTAAGACTATGATGAACAAAGGCATGAAGGCTTTGAAGAAAGAAGCCCCTGAAGTAGCTAAGAAGATGGGCTACATGGGCGGTGGTATGACTAAGAAGATGGGTTACGCTAAGGGTGGCATGGCTTCCTGTGGTGCATCTAATCCTGCTGCACGGCCTGTTAAGAAAGCTAAGTAACAATGAAGTATTACCACAAGTATAAGAAAGCGCTTGAGGCTGCAGGTTATACTGTAGATGCTAATGGTTACGTTTGGGATGAAATGGGTAATCAGTCTGCTGGTGAAGACAACTACGGTAACGTACAGAGTAAAGACCCTAACGTGACTGACATCTGTCGAGTTGCTGAGGCTACCCCTGCACCTAAGCCAAAGCCTAAGAAGGTTAAGGCTGTTGTAGTTGAAGCCCCAGAAGAGAAGGCTGAAGAAGAGTAATGTCTACATTTATTAACAGTAATAAGAGTGTACGCCCTCGCACTGTTAATGCTACAGGATTAGTGCGGGATCAAGAAGAGGCACTTTATGTGTGTCCCAATAACTGTCGGGCGCACATGAATCTCTTGTATATCACTAACACAGGGGCTGCATCCACAGATATTGCTGTTGAGTGGGACCGTGCAGATGGATCGCATTTTCATATCTTGGGCGGTAGGAACATTAGCTCTACAGAGTTCATTCAGTGGTCAGGCGCATACATAGTACTTGAGCCTGGTGATACTATTAAATTCACACCTTCAGGCAGTAATGACCCTCATGTAGACGTTATGGCTACAGTAGAAGAGACGTTTGTACCTGTTGGCTAGCGTAGGGTAGCGGGTATGCAAAATTAGTAGAGGTAAGTAGTAATAAAAAGAGTATAACTATGTGTGTCCCAGCAATGGCGCTGGGCTTAACATAGGAAACTACAATGTTCGCACTTATTATTAAAGCATTCACAGACTTCTTGGCAGGTATACAAAAGGCACAACAAGCTCGTGCTGACTACTGGATTCTAAAAAGCATGACAGACAAAGAGTTACATGATATTGGCATTGGTCGTGGGGAAATACGCAATGTCATAGCAGATGGTTTCAAGTAGCTTTGTTTTGTATACTAGCCTTTACCGCACTCAATCACGCATGGACTGAGGGCGGTAGCAGGTTATTTAAGTACTGTTACTATGACTGCAGCTTACCTAAGAATGGGGGATGGTACGATAGAGTATACAGAATAAGTTATGACTCTGTCTGTCCTATAGAGGTTAAGTTCAAATGATTGATCCTGTTACAGCTTTTGCTGTCGCTCAGACCGCAGTATCGGCAATCAAGAGGGGCATCCAGCTTGGTAAAGATATTGGCGGTATATCTAACGATCTAGCAAAGTTCGCTGGTGCTGTGTCTGATTTAGACTGGGCGCACAAGACTTCTGAAAACCCTCCTTGGTATGCTGTTTTGTTTGGCGGTAATGGGCCTAGCGCAATGGACATCTTCGCCAAGAAGAAGCAAGCGGAGGCTTTACGTGCAGAGATTAAACAATATATTCAGTTCGGCTACGGCCATTCGGCGTGGGAAGAGCTTCTTCGCATCGAAGGCCAAGTGCGCAAGGACCGTCAGAAAACTCTGTATCGTAAAGAGGAGATTAAGCAGGCGATTATTGAGTGGACTGTGGGTATCTTGGTTCTTTTATCAGGAGTTGGTTTGCTTGGCGTGGGGTTTTATTTCCTTGGGAAGAAACAAAATAAATGGTAATCCTAAGAAAAAGCAGTAACTAAGGGAAACAACATGGCACGACAATTAACAGAGAATCAACAAAAGTTCTTGGAGGTACTCTTTGATGAGGCTGGCGGTGATGTAGTCAAAGCTAAGAAGCTTTCTGGTTACAGCGATAACACGCCTACAAGGCTTATCATTGATTCCCTTAAGGACGAGATCTTTGAGGGTACTAAGACGTACATGGCCCGCATTGGCCCACGTGCAGCTGTAGCCTTTGGTCAGGCACTTATGGACCCTACAGAGTTGGGTGTAAAAGAAAAGATGCAAGCAGCCAAAGAGGTTCTGGATCGTGCAGGTATTGTAAAGACAGAGCGAGTAGAAGTGCAAGCCTCAGGCGGCTTGTTTATTCTACCTCCTAAAGAGCAAAATGATACGGATAACTAAAGCTAAAGAGCGTGAGAGTATAGGCTACTGGATGTTGCCTAAGCCTGACTTTAAAGTAAAAAGATGGGAGAGAATCCCACGAGTATCGCATCAAGTTCCTTTTGGTTACGAGATAGACCCAGAGGATGACGACTGGCTTAAACCTATATCTAAAGAGTTAGAGCTTTTAGTGCTTGCAAAGAAGCATCTAAAGCAGTATAGTTATAGGGAGGTTAGTGCTTGGCTCTCTACGCAGTCAGGTAGATACATATCACACATGGGGTTGAAAAAGCGTATAGATGTCGAAAGAAAACGTAAGTCGCTTGCTGCAATTAAACGCAACCTCGCCAAGCGGCTCGAAAAAGCGCTCAGGCAGTACGAGATCCTCGAAAAAGAAAGACTTGGGTACTACACCTACGAGTCAGACGAAGAAGACGACAGTACCCGCCCAAGTTAAACCACCAGAGTTTGACCCCATAGCCGCACGAGACGTGGTCTTTCAGCCTAACCCCGGCCCCCAGACACAATACCTAGCTTCTTCAGAGCGTGAAGTACTATACGGCGGTGCTGCTGGTGGAGGTAAGAGTTATGCCACGCTGGCTGATCCTTTACGGGATCTAAACAACCCAGACTTTAGTGGCCTACTTGTACGTCACACTACAGAAGAACTTAGGGAACTCATACAGAAGAGTCAAGATCTGTACCCTAAAGCGATACCCGGTATAAAGTGGTCAGAACGCAAATCTCAGTGGACCACACCTAGAGGGGGACGTCTTTGGATGTCCTACCTCGACAAAGACACAGACGTTATGCGCTATCAAGGACAGGCGTTTAACTATGTAGCCTTCGACGAGCTTACACAATGGCAGTCCCCCTATGGGTGGAACTATATGCGCTCACGATTACGTAGTAGTTCTAAGGAGTTAGGACTCTACATGAGAGCTACTACAAACCCCGGCGGTCCTGGACACTCTTGGGTTAAGAAAATGTTCATTGATCCTTCTCCGTCTAATACACCCTTCTGGGCTACAGACATTGAGACAGGTGAAACTCTATCTTACCCAAAGGGACACAGTAGAGAGGGTGAACCTTTATTTAAGCGTAGGTTTATACCTGCTAGTTTGTTTGACAACCCTCACCTAGCTGAGAGCGGTGACTACGAAGCAATGCTTCTGTCCCTGCCTGAGCATCAACGGAAGCAACTCCTTGAGGGGAACTGGGATGTTAATGAAGGCGCAGCTTTCCCAGAGTTTGACAGGAGCAAACACGTTGTTGAACCTTTTGATATACCTGACTCGTGGACTAAGTTCAGGGCGTGTGACTACGGCTACGGCTCGTTCACAGGAGTTGTCTGGCTAGCGGTAACACCTTCAGAGCAACTCGTAGTCTATAGAGAATTGTACTGCTCTAAGGTTACAGCTACAGACCTAGCTGATATGATACTAGATGCGGAAGCTAGGGATGGCACTATACGCTACGGAGTACTTGACTCCTCTCTTTGGCACAACAGAGGTGACACTGGCCCTTCACTAGCTGAGCAGATGAATATGAAGGGTTGTCGCTGGCGACCCTCTGATAGATCAAAAGGCTCACGTATATCGGGTAAGAACGAACTACACCGCAGATTGCAGGTAGATGAGCATACAGAAGAACCTAGATTGATATTCTTTTCTACGTGTACTAACACAATAGCACAATTACCGTCGATCCCTCTGGATAAAAGAAACCCAGAAGACGTAGACACAAACGCAGAAGACCACTTGTATGACGCCTTACGTTACGGTATAATGACAAGACCACGTAGTTCTCTATGGGATTACAATCCATCTAAAGATCAACGTTCTGGGTTTCAAGCTTCAGACTCAACATTCGGGTATTAAAATATGGCAGACATTGACGACGTAAACTTCGACACAGATGAGGTAGTAGCAGCCGAAGATGGCAGCGATACACTATTTAAGTCTGTTAACAGCGTAGTAAGTTTTGTTAAGGATCGCTTTGGCCGTGCCGAAGACGCCCGACGAGTTGATGAAGAACGGTGGCTTCGAGCTTACCGTAACTATCGTGGTCTATACGGTACAGACGTACAGTTTACTGATACAGAGAAGTCTCGCATCTTCGTTAAAGTTACCAAGACTAAGACGCTAGCTGCATATGGACAAATTGTCGATGTATTGTTCGGTAACAATAAGTTCCCTCTTGCTGTAGACCCTACTGTACTTCCTGATGGTGTGGCAGAGGCAGTGCATATTAATGTTGACCCGAATGCCGCCAGTATGGGCGACGACGGAAAGGCTATCACAGAGTCTAAAGCGGCCCCTACAGCCCTGATAGGTGACGATGGTAAGCTACGCCCAGGCGAGACTATCATCGACCTCCAGGAGCGCCTTGCAGGGCTTAAGACGAAGCTTGGCCCTGTCAGCGATAAAATCATTGAGGGTAATGGTACTACGCCTACTACGGTGTCTTTCCACCCTGCTATGGTAGCCGCTAAGAAGATGGAAAAGAAGATTCACGACCAGCTTAACGAGAGCGGGGCCTCTAAGCACCTTCGCTCTATGGCGTTTGAGATGGCACTTCTTGGCACGGGCGTAATGAAAGGCCCATTCGCTGTAGATAAAGAGTACCCTAACTGGGATGACAACGGTGAGTACTCCCCCCTAGTTAAAACTGTACCTGAGTGTAATCACGTATCTGTGTGGAACTTCTACCCTGACCCAGAGGCTACGTCAATGGATGATGCAGAGTATGTAGTTGAGCGTCACAAGATGTCGCGCAATCAACTGCGTGCATTGAAGGGCCGTCCTTACTTCCGTGATGAATCTATTGAGAACGCTATTGCTCAAAGCCCAGACTACGTGCGTAAACACTGGGAAATGAATATGGAAGATGATAGCGTCCATGCTGGTTCTGAGCGGTGGGAAGTCATGGAGTTCTGGGGTTTTGTTGACACAGATATCCTAGAAGAGAACGGAGTTAAGATACCTAAGGACTTCCGTGATCTAAACGAACTAAGCTGTAATATCTGGGTGTGTAATGGTGAAGTACTGCGTATGGTACTGAACCCATTCAAGCCTGCACATATCCCTTACTACGCAACCCCTTACGAGCATAACCCTTACAGCTTCTTTGGCGTAGGTATTGCAGAGAACATGGATGATACGCAGACGTTGATGAATGGCTTTATGCGTATGGCTATTGACAATGCTGCACTTTCTGGTAACCTTATTCTGGAAGTAGATGAGGCTAACCTAGTTCCGGGTCAAGACATGTCAGTGTACCCAGGCAAGATCTTTCGACGTCAAGGGGGCGCACCGGGTCAGGCTATCTTCGGCACCAAGTTCCCTAACGTAGCACAAGAGAACATGCAACTATTTGATAAGGCACGAGTATTGGCAGATGAAAGCACAGGCTTCCCTAGCTTTGCACATGGTCAGACAGGTGTAAGCGGTGTAGGTCGTACAGCTTCAGGCATCTCTATGCTTATGTCTGCAGCTAACGGGTCTATTCGTAGTGTAGTTAAGAACGTAGATGACTACCTGCTTGGCCCTCTAGGTAAAGCTTTCTTCTCGTTCAACATGCAGTTTGACTATGATGAAACAATCAAGGGTGACTTGGAAGTTAAAGCGTCTGGTACTGAGAGCTTGATGTCTAACGAGGTTCGGTCCCAGCGCCTTATGCAGTTCCTACAGGTAGCGTCCAACCCAATGCTTGCACCCTTTGCTAAGATGGATTACGTCATTCGTGAGATTGCTAAGTCTATGGACCTTGACCCAGACAAAGTTACTAACTCCATGCAGGACGCAGCCATTCAAGCTGAGTTACTCAAGAAGTTCCAAGAGCAGAACCCGCAGCCCCCACAGGAAGGCCCAGCGCAAGGCCCAGAAGGTCAAGCTCCAGCAGGGGCTAACGTAGAGGACACTACTGGTTCTGGTGGCGCACAGATGGGAACAGGCACAGCGCCTCAACCCGGTGAGCAAGGCTTTAGCGGGAATGTAGCCTAATGAGTGGTATTTCTAGACTGATAGCTAAAGAGCTTAGCTCTGCGCTGGGCATTACGGATAACCCTAAGTTTAATCCTATGTTCAAGCAGACTGATGAGGTTATGACTGACGTAGCTGATCCTGATAGTCCTACTGTAGCTAGGTTCTACAGCCCACTTGAGGGTGCCATTGATAATGCGCCTATTAGTGAGACAAAGGGTACTAAGGGGGAGAACATTGAAGCCTTCGTTCGTAAGAGAGCGCCCAAGGTTTCTAAGGGTGAGTTGGATTTCCGTGATTTCAAGTTAGACCCTGAGGCACGTTATACTTCAGAACAAGTGCTTGACGAGTCTACAATTGAGCCATTGGAAATAGGTGTACTTCGTAAGATTCCTAAGTATAGAGACACACAAAGGCAGAATGATTTAGTAGATACACAGGTTGGCTATGAAGAGCTAGGTGTAGATATTACTAATAAAGAATTGGGTCTGATGACGCATTATGGGCCTTCTAACTTAGCCCACACTAGGTACAGCCTTCGCCAAGAGCGTGGCGCACCAGACGCATCTGGGGTTTACTCTCCTCGTTTTGATGAAGATGCGGATTACCTTCTTATTGAAGAACTACAGTCTGACGCAATACAGAATATGTCGGATAACCCAGCTAAAATAATTCAAGCCGCAAAGGATGAGTATAGAGAAGAGTTTAAGTCGGCTATGGAAGATATAGCATTTAAGCCAGAGTTTGATATGCCTGGTGACTTCTTTGAAGACTTTGAAGATTTCGTATTTAATAGGTACTTACCTATACGTACAGATAAAAAGCTTAGTGCCAGCGAAGCGGATGACGCTATGGTAGAAGTGTTTAAAAAGGCAGGCTTAGATAATATTGCAGAGGATAGACGCGCAAACCCTCGTGCTTTAAAGATTTACTTCGATGCAATGGCTATTAAAAAGCTTAACGTATATGATTGGTCTGGTAAGGATAATATATTAGGTCTAATCACAGATGAAGCAAACGATGTTGTATACAAAGCTAGATCTACTGTAAGTAAAAAAGATACACCTCTCACGAGCCTGACTGATTCTGTACGAGTACTACTACAGTCTATCATTGCTGATGCTAAAGCTAAAGGAGTTGATGAAATTGTATTACCTCCAATAAAGAAGCTAGCAGCCAGACGTTTCTCTTTAGGCTCTACGGAATACAATAAAGCTATTTCTAAAGGTTCGGGCTTTCATAATACATATGTTGTTGCATACGACAAAGCCGTCAAGCAATTAAAAGCGGAGCTAGGTAGTCAAATTAAGCTGGGTACTAAACAACTAGAATATGACGTTTACCGTAATGGAAAAAAACTAACTGAAAAGTTTAATGCAAAGACTATAAACATTAAAGACTTAAAGCTAGACCCCACTAAAGAAAAACTACGCTTTAACACAGGTGGTTTAGTACAGAGGCGAACTAAATGAGTGGCACACTAAAGAAGCTAGTTAATGATAAGCAACTATGGGATGCGTACCTAGAGTACCTTGACACTAAGATAAACGCTGCACACAAACAACTAGAGCAAGAGAAGTTAACAGACAACATATATCGTATTCAAGGCGAGATAGCCTCACTACGTAGATTGAAATATATGAGGGACGAAATCAATGGAAGCCAATGAAGCAACACAAATGGAGATGCTATTCCAAGAAGGCGGTATAGCAGATGACGGTACTACAGTAGACCCTGTAAGCGGAAATGATGTACCTCCAGGTTCTATGGCAGAAGAAGTACGTGATGATATACCTGCTCAGTTGAGTGAGGGTGAGTACGTTGTACCTGCTGATGTAGCACGCTACTATGGTGTTAAGTTCTTTGAAGACCTACGTAATGAAGCTAAGCGTGGTCTGGCTCAAATGGAGACAGATGGACGTATTGGTGGTGAGCCAGTAAATCAAACTATGGACAACCAAGCTGAGGGCGCACTGACCCCAGAAGAACTAGCGATGCTCCAAGAGATGAGTATGGCAGTAGGCGGCATGGTCCCCCCAGCTGATACTGAAGGGTACAACAAAGACGGTCAGGTTTTGTATGCGGCAGATGGTGTAGACGTAAGTACAGGCGATGGTATTGATCCTACTAAGCCTCAATTTACTGCTGCAATGGGGCCTGCCTTTGGTGGTGGTTTTTTGAGTCAGTCTATTCTTAACGCATCTACCGCCCCTACGAGTACTACTGTTACGTTGTATTCTCCTGAAGGTATAGCAAGGACTTTGACTTTACCTGCGGAGGGTGACCTATACGATAAACTGCGTTCTGAGGGGTACACTACTAATCCAGTAGCTACAACTACCGAAACCTCTGTAGGTAAGGAAGAGACTGATGGCGGGGGGCTTGCTGATCAGGGTTACGGAGATAATGAGAGTAGTGGACCGTCCGTTTCTATTGGTGACATGGATGCTACTCAAGTTTCTGAGGCTTTTAGCAATACCTTTGACCCGAATAGCATAGGTGCTAAAGCCGCTCCTACGATTGCAGGACTATTCGCTGGCCCAATAGGTTCGCTAGCGGTTAAAGGCATCACGGCTTTGAACAGTAGAGAAAGGTCTGCTCTAAATGAGCAAGCAGATAAGCTAGGCTTAGACCTTAGTACTATCTCAGACCCTAATGTAGATCTGTCTCGTGAAAACTTTAAAAGTGACGATTTCTTCAATGCTGCTATGGAGAGTGTAGCGCCAGATAACATGTCATATGACAGTGACACGGAAAGCTATACTGCAACGGGCAGCCTAGCACCTACATCATCAGGCCGACCTCAAGGGAGACCTGGTACAGACAGCACTAACAGTAGTAGTGGAAGTAAAGGTTTGGGCCAATCCATCAGTGATGCTATAAGCTCAGTAGCAGACGCACTAGGTATTGGTAATGATAATGCTCCCTCTGGCGATAATGCTCCCTCGGACAACGACAACGACAGCTTCGGCGGAGACATGGCAGGCGTAAGATAAACAACAACAACAATAACTATAAGGCTACCCAGCAATGATGCTGGCCCCAACATAAGAAAGACTAAACTATGTCAGAAGCAGTGCAAACTATTGAAACGGACTCCGTATCACATAAACGTAACCTCTCACGTATTGCGCGAGATGAGCAAGAACTCAAGGAGCTAATGCAAGGACGGGGGGTGAACTCGGATGAACAAGAAGAAGCCGAAGTTACCCCGCAGGAGAAACTTGATAGCTCACAGTCTGGAAGACCCCAAGTTCAGGCAGAGGGTGATACCCAACAAGAAGAAGAACCAAAAGCACAAGCACAAAAAGATGACGCTGAGTTAAGTACTGAAGAGAAAACATTTAAGCAGCGTTACTCTGACATTCGCCGTCACATGCAAGACAAAGAGCAAGAGTGGAAGATTAAGTTTGAGAAGCTAGAGCAACAACTCAACGCTGCAGCTAAGAACGAGTTGGTACTACCTAAGTCAGACCAAGAGATCGAAGCATGGGCTAAGAAGTACCCTGACGTAGCTGGTATCGTTGAAGCTATCGCAGATAAGAAATCACGTGAGCGCTCAACAGAACTAGATAGTAGACTA